ATTCCTTCTGTATTGGATACAATCTTTCTGTGCACTTGGTCACTTCCCACATGGAAGAATGCAGTCCATCCCGCCAATTCATTGAGGGTAAAATATGGTTCACTCATACCAGTGGCCCCGCGCACGCTTCTACCAGTAACAACACATTGTGAACGTATTTGGTTATTTATGGACGCCAGCTGAACCCATGATGAACCATTGTGATAATAAATGTCTCCCAATCTCCAATTGACGCCATTCAAGTGGAACCCCATCAAATCATTGGCTTGTGCTTCGATTAAAGATGTGGCTGTATCTGGATTCAATTTGATGGAAAGGGTTTGTTGTGGGATGTTTCCACTTGTTGTTTTTGCGCTTCTCCACTGTATTCTTGGGGATGGGGCTTGTGAAAAGAAGATGTTGGATACTGGATAATCATACTGGGGGATTATCTGGAACTCTTCTCCTTCATAGCTTGGGCCGTCCGTGGTGGAGATGGATACACCATCAAATACATAAGCATACTGTCCAAGTGGGGGATATGGACGGGATGCCAAATCACTGGGATTATCAAAGCCACCCGCCAATCCCATCCCAGTGGAACCCAACGTGGAAACATGAAATTCACGCCATTGTGTTTCTACTGTTCCACTATTATATGTAAGATGACCCCATTCAATAATGTGTCCCGCCGCGCTAGAACCCGCGCTTCCTATGGTCACATTGTCCACCATATTGGTGTAGCTCCTCAAACCTCCATTATCCATTGTGCGATACCATGTTGAAACCTTGCTTCCGTCACCTATCGAACAAACTATATCCACCCCTTGGGTGTTATCATGGGAAATTGTGGCTATATCGGAACCACCTGTAACATCTCGAACTCTTATCTGTGAAGTGGTGATGTATACCGCTATTTTATATCTATTCGTTCCATTGTCCATTTCCAAGGAAAATCCACGTTGGTTTGTTGTGAAATCCCCCCCACTATTGGCTATACATGAAGAACGGACAATGATTCCTTGGTTTGTATAGTCGGCATTTGTGGAAGATGTTGGAAGATTGTTCCAACGATAAAAACGCTCATCTGGATAAGCCACGGAACTTGTTATTCTCAAGAATCCACCCGTCAAAGAATCATTTCCCGTTCCCACTGTTGATAGTCCGGTGATGTTTGATGGTTCATCCAATGATAAATAATTACGAATATATCCAGCGCGTGTCCAATCGGCTTCACTTGCTCCATAAGATATCTTCGGAAGATTCAGGTTGGCATATCCTCCCAAGAACGTGAAAAGAACAGACAAATCAAAAGTAGAGCTGGAATCCATGTTGGACACAATAAATCCACGCCCCAACCAGTGAACCCCGTGAAGGTTTGATAATCTTGTTAATGAATCATCACAATTTAATGTGGAAGATTCGGCCACATTTACCCTTCCGTTGGTAAGTCGGAAGAACTCCCCATCATAGTATTGTGAGATAATGAAATCATTACTTCCCCCACTATGCGAGTACACATAAACACCACCATCTTCATCCACTATCATAGCCGTGTCACCACCCGTCATATAATCATTGGAACCCGTGGAAGCATCTGGAACGGCAGAAAGAGATATATAGGAATTCGATTGTCGAAGAAGATGAATGTTGGAAAATGGATTGGGTAATTCCATGTAATGAAGACCACCCGTGGAAGCGATGTATGAAACCACATATCTTCCCAATCTCTTCCCAAGGTTAATCTTCCTAAAACTATTGGATTCAAGATTGGTATTGGTTGACAATAATGTGAAAGTAGCCGCGCCATCAATGGACACATATTGGAACAATTGGTTCCTTTTGGTTGTTCCGGTATCGTTATATTCTGTCTCCACCAATAGCACCACGGAACCGGTGATGGATTCCAATCGCATTCTAATAATCTCATATGTATCCGTTCCCGCGCCGGCTGTAACTCCCACGGGGATGGTTTCATTCCATCCTTCACGGCTTACCACGTCCCAAGAAGAACCATCATCTTCACTTCGTAACACTCGAACATTGGCTTCATCCGCATCTTCCAAGATATGAACCAAGATTATGGAACCATCTTCCAATTCACACATGCATGGATGCATAAATTGATTGGTGGAAAGAAAAGCGGGGATGGAATACAAAGAAGAAGATGTGGATTCATTCCCATCTTTGTCTATGCGTAAGACTTTTAAATTGTTTGAACTGCTGGTTATGTGCTGGTACGCTACCAAAAGCGAATCACTAGATGTCACTAATGATATGGGGTTTCTGTATGCTATACTTGTGGTAGTGTTGCCTGTAAGCTTATATTCAAATCCGCTTATGGCGTTCATGGCATCCCGTCCATATTCTACCGTGGTGGATGTCGTGTTTTCCTTGAAAGTAAACCGTGAACCATAGCCGGCGCTTCCCGCTTTTCGTGTGACAATGGATAAATCCCCACTATCACTTTGGTTTCCCGTGGCCAATAATCTCATCTTGGATGATTGTTGGGGGATGGGGTCCCCCGCGCTTGGATTCTGTTGTGATATGGTGGTTTCACTTTGCCAGATGTTATCCACTCCCACATCCAAGGGGAGAATGAATCCACGTATGTATTCCGGTGTTACGTTGTTACCCATATCAATATCCTTTTCTTCCTGTTCCTTGGATGGAACCCATGCCCATGGCATCCCGTCCACGTATAAATCTATCATAATGTTTGAAGGGATTCATGACAATTATCTTTGGTGTGATTCCACCACCTGTTTCCAAGCTGCGAACCCCATCTTCACCTATCCGATTTACGGCCGCCGTGGAAAGAATGGCTTCCCCTCGTTTGGCCGTTACCATCGTTTCATCCGGTGCCAATGTTCCACCACCACCAATCATTCCACCCATATGGAACTTGGGTTGTTCACTGGCAACCAAAGCACCTTGGGCCACACCAATGGCAGCCATCCCAGCCATAGCAAACGGCCCTAATGGAGCTACTTCCACGATGTTTTTGGCGGTTTGTATTGCGATGTCAGCAATGGCGGCGGCTTTTCGAATGTTAAACACCAGCTCGGCGTTTTTCTTGTTCTTGATTGCGTTTTGGTCTATCAAATCAGCGGCTACGTTCAAACCTTCCACCACCATATCCGAACCTTTGACAAATTCACGGAAGACTTCCCGCGCGCTTTTCTTTCGTTTGTTGTCGTTCTCTAGTTGCTTTTCGAGAACTTCTTCATCTTTTTCAATCTCTAATTCACCGGTTTCCAGAATCAAAGATTGTTGTTCATCAAATGCTTCTTTGATGATGTTCCTTCTTTCTTCTTTCAATCTTGCCATTTCATCTTCATGGACAAATTCAAGATTGGAGATGGTGTCCAACACATCTTGGGTTTGTTCCATCGCTTGGAGCTTTTCGATTTGGGTTTGAACGGAATCTTCCAAAGCCATCTTTTCTTCATGAATCTTTTGAAGCGCTACATCTCGAAGCGCTATAATCTTTTCTTCACCAGATAATTGGCCAACCTTTTCATCCCGTGTTTTCAGCATGGCGGCCAATGTCTTATCTTCGATGTCTTCCACCATCTTCATGGCTTGCGCTAGTTCATCCACGGCTTTGGTGGTTTGTTGTGTCGCTTGGGATGCACCACCACCACCCCTTCTTGGAGTTCCACCACCAGCCCCACCACCTTGGGACGTTTGCATGGTGGCTTTCAATAACTTGTTGAACTTGGAAAGACGTTCTTCAGCGGCTCCAAAGGGGTCCAAAAACTTGTCCCCATGTTGGGCTATCTCGTTTCCTATCTCATTGAACACAATTTGGGCACGTTCCAGTTCATCCGCCGTTCCCGTTATGCTAGTGACGGCTACATTCAAACCAGCCAAAACAGCCCCAAAGGATTGTTGTAATCCCTTCAAAGTGTTTCCAGCTATCTCACCGAATACAATAAACGCTTTTGTGGCTCCCAAGATGATTCCATTCAGCCCACCACCCGCGCCGGCTTCTCCACCGGCTATCACATCCAATAATCTGAGGAACTCCCCTTGGATGGCTTCGGTAGCCGTGGCGCTTATACGCTGGAAATCTGCCATTTGTTTTTGCATTTCAGGCCCAGCGGCTACACCAAATTGATTCGCCAAGGATACGAACTTATCAAGATTGTCTATGGCTCCCGATTGGATGAACTTGGGGCCGGCGGTTCTCCCGAAAATATCAGCGGCTCGCGCGGCTTTCTCTTCCGCGCTTTCAATCTGTTGAAGGCTATGAAAGATATCTTTCAATACATCATCCGCGCTTCTTAGCTGTTGGAACCCATCCACGGTTTCCGTGGTTTGTACCCCAAGCGCTTCAAATGCACGTTGGGCGGCTTTGCTTCCATCTGCTGAATCTTGCATAAGAGACGGAAGTTTAACCAATCCCGTTTCCAGCTCTTCAAATGATACACCTGCCCCCTGGGCGGCCAATCTCAATCCATGAAGTGTTTCTGTGTTGATTCCCGTTTTTGTGGAAGCATCCACCAATTGGTTGGATAAGTCGGCTATGTGTTGCCCAAAGGAAAGAACCGCAATGGCGGCGGCGCCGGCGGCTATTGAGATGTTGGAAAATGAAGCTTGGATTCCTTTTCCGGTTGATTTGGCTTGGGCACTTACTTTTTTGAGTGCGCGTTCTTGTTTCGCGGCGCTTTTCTGTGCTTCCCGCGCAGCTTTTGAATATGCCTTGTCTAGCTCATTAACAAGTTTTTTTGCCTCCTTTTCACTAACATTTCCAACCTTTTTTAAGCCGTTGACAAGATTCTGGACTTCCGCACGGTATTGTATTTGTATCGTCTTATTTACGTCACTAGGCATATTTCACCCCTTTTTCTTTTGGTCGGCTATAAAAGCATCTGCTAGTTTTTGAACCAGCTTATCCACGCTTTTCCGCGCGGGTTTCCACATTGTTTCTTCCGCTAGACTCTTCCCTTCTGGAACCGTGGATGGGCTTCCATTTTCTCTTTTGGAATATGAAGCTGGTTTGATGGCATAGGCATATTCAGCACCATTACGAAAGAATCCTTCAATCGCTTTTCCACCTTGCACAATCCGTATCCCATTCGTAAACTTATCAATAGAACGTTTTGATTCTTGTTTTCGGATGAACGTTCTTCCACTTTTGGTTGTGATGGGCTTTCCATATCTTACTAACCAATTTTTCTTTGCATGTTCCACGCGCTTATCAATCTCAGCTTCCAACACTTTCATGGTTTCACCCGCTACTTCTCGAAGAGCTTGTTCAAAAAGTTCACGCTGGGGGCCGGTGATTTCTATGGAACCCTTACCCTTTCCGTATCGTATTCTTCTAGCCATCTAGCGCCCCCCTTCTTTTAAATCTAGCATGATTCTTTTTGAGATTTTGAATTTGGAAGCGCTTCTTCTTCTTCTTCACATCATCCGGTTTCATATTGGCCAATCTATAATCCGCTATTAGTTCAGCTTGAAGATTTTTGGGAAGATGGAAGAACCATGTTGGTTCTTGATGCCAATACCGTGATATGATGAACCCCGTCCGGACTATTCCGCCGGCGGGGGTGAAGTAAAATTTTCCGCGGCTTCCACTTCTTCATCTGTGGAAATGTGTTCCGTCATCATTTGGAAGAGTTCCGTTCCCACTTGAAGAACTTCGATGGGATTCACCTTTTGGGATGAAAGCCATTCTTGAACCTTACCACCATAAGCCATCAAATCACAATCTGAAAGACTATATTTGGGGCATGATGGATAATTTTGGATACAGATTCCTACCAAAGCCGCGAACAGTCTTCCGAGCTGGGCGCGGTTTGGGTTGGTGGAAATCATGTAGAACACATCCCACATTGTGGACATAGATTGGGGAAGCCCAAATTCACAATCAAGTTTTCCAATGGATTTTTTCATGGTTCCGTTCTCCATTGTTAAACCGCCGCGCGTACAATAGAACCGTATACTTCACCGGTTACGGAAATAGTATCTGGGTTTCCTTCTGCGACACTTGCGAACAAAAGAACCTTGTTGAAGGTTACTTTTGTATTGGAACCGCTGATGGCGCTCATGTTCGCTTGGAATTCTACGGTGCAAAGAAATTGTTCAAAGCCGGTTCCACCTGTTGATGTAGCGGCGGCACTGTTTCCAGTCTGATAGATGAAATCCAAAAGTGTATCGGCGGAATTTCTTGTGAATTCACGAAGATGAACAGAGAATGAAATTGTGGGTACGGGGTCATTTCCTGAGCGCAGGCCCACAATTGTTCCCCTATCATATATCACGATTCTCTCTGCAAGGTCAAGATTCATGTTCATATCGCCATTCTCGAAGCTGACTGTGTATGTGGTTGCATCTCCATTCGTGATGCTTATGGTTCCGTCGCGTGGGACGGCTACAACGGTGGATTCACTCATTTGGAACTCCTATGGGTTATTATGAAAGTGGTATAAAATGAAGCGCCTCAAAAGATAATGTGGAAAGAATATATTCCCCACTATCGGTCAAAGCTCGATTGGTTGAAATAAGTTTGATGTGTAGGTTTGGATATAATGTGGCGTTACTTCTATCCAATAAAGCAGTGATGATGGTGTTTTCAAGATTCAATTGATTATCTACATCTGTCAATTGGTCCAAGGGTCTGAGACGAAACGCAAATGTTATATCCAAGTCCGTTTGTAACATCGCCCCTTCTGTGGGTCGTTGTCTATCATCCATGGCATTGGAACCACCTATTCCCACTGAGAAGGCTTTATGGGCTATGGAATTGGGTGTTCTCCCAAATGCATCAAAAGGAAGCGGGGATTCTTTCAATCCCGCCCCCGTGATGGCTTCCAAAGCCGTGGCCACCCGTGAACGAATAGATGATAATTGAACCGTTGCCATCAATACCGCCTAAATTTTAAACGGTGATAACGGGATGGTGGATTGGTTGTGGAAATCATTGGAAAGCCGGCTTTCCGTTTCTCCACATCATCAGCTCTTCCATCTTCATCCATATCGTAACGAAACGATATTTGTTTGAACTGGTATTCATAGCTTTTGATGTGTTCTCGATATAAATCCAAGTATCTTCCATTGGATTGGCCCAAAGAACTATGCATGTTTCGCCATATCAAAGCCAAAGCCAATTCAAGATGGGAAGAACGAAGCGCTTGGGGTTCCGTGATAAGATACGGAAGGTTCCCAAGTTGACGTAGCCGTTCAATGATACGAACCCACGCTTCATCTATATATCTTTGCCATCCATCTGTGTAGCTATCCGGAAGAAGGTTTTCCAAGTCGGAATATGAAGCTTCCAAATCGATATCAGATATGCAAGGATACAAAGGACGGCGGCACAAATAGGCGGGACGTTGAAAAGAATAATCCAATCCCTCAATCTCTACTTCCCAAAGTTCAAAGAGTCCATCAGATAAGGACATAGTTTGGGGAACCACTGAAGAATTTATTGTGTACTGGATTTTGTTTCCAACTATCGCCGCGCTAGATGTGGATATGATTTCCGTTCCATCTTCATCCAAAAGTTGATATGTGGCGCCGGTGGGGGTAACTTCTACCCCATTACGGTATATGATAAGCTCTACGATTTGAGTCTTCCCGCGTTGAATCATTTGGGGGACTCTTATCCGTGGAGCATAATATGTATCAAGAAGCGCCATCATTCAATCCTACGTTTGTTCAAGTACAACGGCCCAATTAATACCATCACAGGCAATTAGTGCAGCTTTACCACCACCCAAATTTGGAGAAGTAATAATATCGCCACCATCCGCGTCTTTTACGTGAATGGTATGGGCTGAACTACTTCCACAAGTAATCCAAAAATAGGCGCCGTTCTTTAATACTGGGAGCTTCACAACAGCTACCGAACCTTTATTGTTCGTTAGCACTTGATACTGTGAATCTCTATACGTTAATGTTTTATCTGCTGTTATGGTTTCAATGTTGATTCCATCTTTTACGCATATTGGCCTGGGTACTGTGAAAGATTGTTTTCCGTTATATTCTGCCATTTCGAAATCCTATTGGTTGAGGTTATTTCCCGCTGTTTTTGCGGTCGTGGCGTATTGCAACATTGGCGGCTATTTTGCGCGCTTCCGTCTCTGACATCTTACCACCATTTTTTTTTGATTGTTCCATTAATCTTTTTGTGAACGCTTCAAATTTTTCCCTAGACATCTCTTTTTACCTTCTTGGTTTTGGGTTTCTTTCCTTCAATGGTCACAGGTCCTTCCAGCTCGATATATTTCTTCATCATCTCCAAGCGTTGTAAATCCTTGGCATATTGCTTTTGGATTCGTGGCGTCATGTTCTTCCCTTCGTTTCTTTCCACTCGCTTTTGTTGCATGTCCACAAAGAAAGAGAGTATATCCAAATCTGGGAAATCTATCACACCTTCTTCCATAAGTTCCACCCGCCAATCATTGAAAGCTTGTGTATTCACTTTCCACACAACACGATTTCCAATGACTTTTGGGGAATCCCACACGCTTGTATAATAAAAGCCCCCACTTCTTGTCATGTGTCGGGTTTGATATCCAAGGTCCCATTCGAGTACTTCGAATCCATTGTCCATCATCCGAACTCGCGCCATCTGTGAATCTGTCCCACCACGTGGAACCATACGGACACCATTCACGCCGGCCAATTCAAAGAGACGGCGGAAGGTGGGAACGAACATCCACTTTTCACGATGTTGGATGAACTCCCAACATGTGTTCGGATGGTGCATATACCAGAAAGGCTGATTTGGTTTTATGGGTAAGGCGTGATTCTTGCTTACATCGCCGCCGGTCCAAGGTTGGTTTGTCATGGTTTTTTCCTTGTTTCATGGTTATTAAAAAGGGATGGTGGGGGATACACTCCCCCCAAAGGCTTGGGGGCTTGGAACCATGAAAACAGCCCCTAAGCCACCCATTCAATGTTTTTATGCGTCTGTGAGAATCTGTACAGAACGTGCCTGCTCTACCACAGCAGCGCCGGTATACGCCGTCCCGACTATTTTCGTTAAGCTGAACGCCGAATCACGCTCAAGCTCGACCAAAACGGGGGTTCCTGCTGGTCGAATCTCACCGCTTGGAGCCGCCAATGGTACCGGTGTTCCCAGTGCAAAAGCAATTGCACCCGCTGAGAACATTGCGCCTTCACGGCTTCCCGCGTTGTCCACTACGAAAGAAGACTTGTGTACCTGTACGCCCATAAAATCACCTACATATCCTTGGCCAAGACTCTTCAAAAGGTCGTGGTGTGCAGGGTTAAAAGCGATGGCGTTAGCTGTCTCATTGCGGATACTGGACTGCAAATCGGCAATTTGGCGTGGGTGGAGGACTGCGAATAGCTGAGATGGGTTATCTGCGATTTCGAGCAAATACAGGGCGTCCATGAAATCGTCCACTGACATATCTACACCGGCGGTTCCAGCTTGAGCGGAAATACCTGTGAATGTTGCACAAACCATTTCCATGAATCGAGATTCAAAAGCGCCGGCCATAGATTCTGCAAGACGGAAAACATCAATATCGTTTCCAAGCTTTGTAAGTGCTGCCAAATCTGTGATATCATAACGAAGCCCGATACGTCCCACTGTGATATCTTCGGTAGCTGTTGTTAGAGCGGAAGAAGTGATTTCTGAACCATCCCCCACGGTGTTCATAGCTTCAAATCCGTTGAGGCCGGCGTAACGAAGCGTAATGGCATCTGAGCCGATTCCCGCCACATCTCCCGCAAAGAGAAGAGCGCCACTGTTACGAATGGAAGCCGCATCGTGAAGAAGGGCACGAACTTCATTTTCTATCATCGCATCCAAACGTAATCCATCAGTTTGAAGCGCGTTATATGTAATTGTTGACATATTTTATCCTATATGGTTTTGGGTTCCGTGGTTCCTTCGTTGTTACGGGTACGACCCTAACCACACAAGTGTATTATACAAGGTTTTTGTAACCTGTGTATAACCTGTGTATAACTTTTTTTCATAGCCTGTGAATAACTTGTGTATAACTTTTTGGAATCGGCTTTGTGGCTATCTGGAAGCGTGGTTGGGCCTGTGAATAACTTGTGGATAAAAGTTATCAATAGCCTATGAATAACCTGTGGAAAACTATATTCCACGCCGCTGGAACAAGTCGATACACTTAGCTATATCTTCCGCTTCTGAATGTTGGGAACCACAAAAGGAAATAATTGCTTTCTTGTTTCTCAAGTTGGTGATGTTGTCACACGTTGTTCCACTCACTTCACCGGTGGCGCTATTCGTTTGGGTCATACACATCAGTTCACGGCAAAGTTCATCCCCTTTCTTCTCGATAAACTTGGGGTTACAAATGGGAAGAACCACATCCAACTTCCCCAGCTCTTTGGCTACGGGGTCTTGGGGAACCACAATGGGGGCGGGTTCTTTCGATGAACTCATGAGTCCAAACGTCAGGGAACCTCCCACAATCATTCCACCAATCAATAATCCTATTTCTATCATTTTCATATCCTTGTAAATAAAAAGGGGTGGGGCATACACCCCACCCCAAAGGAGATAACTATGGAGTATTAAACAGAAACCGCGATGGTAACAGTGATACCAACAGCGCTTTCTACTGAGAGAGCATTAGCATTTAAATAGATTGTTTCCAATTCAATTTTGTTTCCACTTGCATCCATGGCTGATACGTGAACAAGTTGTTTCCCAAGATTGTGGGTAATTGTCGCCGCTGTATTAGCTGACAATGTAACACTTTGTTCATGACGAAGTTCTTGAAGACGAAGGGAGAAAGAACCATTCGAAGAATCATATCCAATAAGTTCATCGCTTTGGCTTGATACTGAAACCGCCGCGCGTACACGTGCTGCAGTGTGATAGAGGTTCGAAGAGCCTTCGCTAACGTCGTCCGTATCCGCGTCCAAAGAGTATTCACCGGTTCCATCATAAGCCAATCCACTTCCCGCCGTAAATTCACTTACAACATCAGAAAGAAGAACTTTAAAAGCACCGGTGGAACTGTTGTATTGAAGAAGATTGGAATCTGGTGAAGATACACTTTCAGCAGATACCGCACCACGTGCGCGCGCTTGTGTGAAGTACTGGTTTGAACCCTCGGATACGTCAGAAGTGGAACCATTGAAAGCAATCGTTCCACCTGAGATTCCAATAGCGGTTCCACCACTGAAAGCTCCACGAACGGAATCAGTGGAAACCAACAAATCACCGCTTGAATTAGAGTATGAAAGAAGGTTTCCCGCCGCGCTATCCGCTTGAACACTTGCACGCGCGCGCGCTTGTGTGAAGTAAAGGTTGGAAGAACCTTCTGAAATATCATCACTGTCACCAGTGAAAGAAATGGTATTTCCTGAAACACCGATTCCATCCGCGCCGGCTAGACTGATAGCAATTGCGCCGGTTCCGTTATTGTAGGAAATACCCGTTCCACCGGAAAGAGCACCGCGCGCGCGCGCTTGTGTGAAGTAAAGATTGGAAGAACCTTCCGACACATCATCAGTATCCGCGTTCAAAGCGTATTCACCATTGGAATATGAAAGACCTGTTCCCGCTGTGAATTCACTTGTGATATCCGATAACAGAACTTTCATTTCACCGGTGGAAGAGTTATATTGCATCAAGTTGGAATCAGGTGAAGATACTGTTTCCAATGAAATAGCGCTTCTTGAACGGCTATCTGTGTAGTAAAGATTGGAACTTCCTTCACTAATCTGGTCGCTTGTGGCGTTCACTGCAAAGGTGATTTGACCATTGGAAACACTTGATGAAAGTCCGGTTCCCGCTGCGATATTTGCGCTGATTGTAGCATTAGCAGCATTCACGCTTATTCCATCACCCGCGTTTAATACTGCCCCAACTTCCGCCGCGCTTAGTGGGCTTTCAATCTGGGTGTAGTTGTTCGCCGCTGAACCATTGGCACCGGAAACCATGAATGTTTCCGTTCCAGCGCTTGGAGCTGTGAGGATAAGAACATCACCAGTTTGGAGAGAAGCCGCCGTGGAAGATTCATTGGAAATGAAGTTTGCCAGTGAAGTTTGTGTTGAATCCACGTGAACATCAGTCAAAGCAAGATTCGAAATTGCTAGCTTTCCGCCAGATACTGAAAGCATTGAGGAAGAACCATCAGCGATTCCATCAATAAATGATAAACCGGCTACATCTTGTTTTCTTACTAGATGATTATCTTCTGATGGTGCATTGTCACATTTAACGCCGCCTTTAAAGACGACTTCAGGATTATAAAATTGCATGGTGTGTTAACTCCATAGTGTGGTTGGTTAGGTTAGGTATACGGTACCCGTAACAGTGGTACAAAAAGTTATGGTGATGGAATTTGTATAATATTGTATATCTCCCATTATCACTTCACCACTAGAATTTACTATGATAACGCGGGGTTTATGACTGAAATTGTGGGAAATTGATACACTAGATTGATTCAGAAATTCAGTGGTGGTTTGAGTAATCCCCCCACCTCCTGGGGAATAAATTGGAATGGCCATGGTTCCTTCCTATCTCTATTCAAAAATCAGATAAATCGTAGCGGTTCCGGTGGAACTTGCGATGAAAATACTTCTTTCTTGTGCGGTTTGTACTGGATTATATTGAATGATTGCATCCACGGGATGGGGGAACGCGTGGGAACTTGGGGAAGCTCCATCCGTTCCATCATACGAAAATAATACACCTTGTCCCGCTGGTTTCACCGTTACCAGCTTCGCCCACTTGGGAATCTTGAATTCTTGGTTTGTTGTTCCAACACTTGATTGTTTGTACATTGCTCCACCATTGGACCAATTCAAAGTTCTTAAATCTACAGCTGCCATAATGACACCTCCTTATTTTCTTCTACGGTTATTAGTTTTTGTTCTTTGTCCACGTTTGGGACGGCTTGGTTTTTTGCGCTTCTTCCCAGCCATCGACAAAGCTATAGCTATGGATTGGCGCATGGGCTTCCCCTCGCTTCTTAGCTTCTTGATTTTTTTGGATACGGCGCTTGATTTTTTTCTTTGTGTTGGCATTAGGTGTTCCCTCATGAAGATAGTATTCACCATCTATTTGATAGGCAGTGATGTCTCTTATCATTGTTTAAATCTGTTATTTCTTCTAGCATAGTATTGTTTTTTTAGTTCTGCTCGATTCTGTTGATAGAACTCGAAATCAGAAGCCGCACGCTTCCAAACATCCCCACTTGTGGAATGGTTTGGGGTTTGGGCTACACCTTGATTCGTGGATGGACGTGGCGTGGATTGTAATGGCTCCCCAAGCGCTTGAATTTGGGTTCTATCCACATTGGCGGGAACGGATTCTTCCGGCGCGTTCTGTGGGGCTTCTTGGGCTTGGAAGTATGGCTTCAAAACTGTGGGGACTTCTCCACCTTCTTTCATGGTTGCCATCCATTCACCCATGGGGATTCTATCTTTCTTGGCTTTTGAATCCATGGCTTTGTTGTACTGCCATTCTACAAGGTCCCTCACTTCGGGGTCCGTGATTCCTTGGGCGGCTATCGCTTGATGGCGTTCATATCTTTGATTGGAAACCGCCAATTCATCTTGTAAAGTAGCGAGCTGGGAAGCCATGGCTTCCGCTCCTTTTACTTTTCCACTCATATCTTCAAGCTGGGATTCCAATTCTTGAACACGCTTTTCCGCGCTTCTTTTGTTCTCCGTAACTTTGGATAGTCGTTCACGGACGATTCCATCCACTTCACTTTTCAAAATGTATTCTTGGCCTTCATGGGTTATTGTTTTCATGGTTATTACCTTGGTTGGGGTTATGCAAATTCAATCTTTTGTTGTCTGATTGTTCGTAGTTTTTGAATGGCTTCTTCTTCCGTTGCCAAATCCGGATACAGCTTAAACATCGCATCCACCGGACTTAATAAACCTTTGTCCAAAAGCGCGATTATATTTTCACGCTGGGACTTCTGTTCCATCTCTGATAGTTCGATGGACTCATATTGGATAACATAGCCGGTTTCCGGATATGATGTTTTCAAGATGGCGTTGGAAATCATGGCGGCCTTCTCGATGGCTTCAATATCCGAGACACGAAACACCGGTTCATATCTTTCCTGAGCTTCCCTCATGGATTCTTTACTCATGGCGATAGAATAACCGCTTCTAGGGTCGGAAGATACCTTTTGGACGGAAGCGGGGTCAATCCCCATTTGTGTGGCCAATCTTCTTTCATATGTGGTAATCGCCCCCAACATTGTGGCGGGGTCACTCATGCCGGCTTGGAACTGACCAATCAATGGTTGGGTGGTGCTGTCGGGGTCTGCCGTGAAACATAGAATGGATGAAGGGTCCGTGGAAACAGTCATTCTTTGGGATGCCAAATTGGTGTCCATCGTGTTCAAACCTGCCAATTGGAGCGAAGCTACATATCGTTGGGGAAACGACGTATCGAACATTAAGTGCTTAAAATATGTATAGTATGTGCTCGCCACCATGCTTCCCGCCACTACTTCCGAAAGCTCATAAGGGGAAAACAATTGGCCATCTATGGCGGCATGATAGAAGACCCACGGAAGAAATGGTTCCCCCTTGGAATCTCGATAAGGATAATTGGCCCCACTCATGTTCCCACCCAAAAACATATCCGTCATTTCTTCACCCAAGATTCCATCCGCTTCCACGTGATGAACTGCGTACTTTGGATTTTGCATATCTCTTAAATCAAAACAATCCGCCGTCCAAAACATTTCACCCGTGGAATCATTCTTTCGAAGTCGCAGCTCATAAAGATAGTTTGGTTTCATGGGGTCCCCAGCGGGAGCCGTTGCAAAAACCATATCAGGCGTGACGGGTCGAAACATGATTTGGTTGGAATCGCTGATATCTATTCGCATCAACATTTCACGAAGTCCAATTGTTTTCATCTGGATGGATGCCATCATTTCAAAATAGTGGGACTTGTCTAAGGCGCCCTGGGGACCAATAAAATCACGCGCGGCTTCTGCGTTCTCTCGTTCTATGCCCACTGAAGGCTTCCGAGAATAAAGAACCGCCAAAGCCTCACATCCTTGTTTAAAAACGTTGGATGATGTGTCCAAAGCTCCCCAAATCGCGCGCCTATCGAGCGCCACTGAATCGGTTATGAAGTCTTCCAAATCGGAAGCCCAATTTCCTTCCAACAATCTTCTTCTTCTTGCTGTTGTTTCACTTCTATCATTGGAAGTTTTATCCGGAAAGATGGGCTTGGCTGGCATTGTTAACATATCTATTTCCTATGAATTGGTATTTTTGAAAACTTGGGGGCGCTATACTTGGAATCGAGGATGGGAACGCATGCATAGCGCAGGCTATCCACCGCATGTTTCCATTCACTAAGCCTATCCATGGCACCACTTTTTTTCAATGTCCATGATGATAGTGAACGGATAAGTCTTTTGCACTTTGGATGCACAATGAACCGCCCTTGAACCATGGCTTCACTGATAAGTTGGCATCCATAATATACACTCCAACGGGGCTTGTGTGCTGTGTGTATTCGGAAGGGACAAGAATTGGCGGGATAATCCAACACGTGTTCCAAAGCTGAACGAAGAAGTGAATTGGACATCCTTCCACCGTGTTTTCCTCCACCGTGTGGGCGGTCCCCCGTCCATCGGTTTATTTGTAGCGGTTCCAATCCGTTTCTTTTAATCATCGCAACAATTGCACGCGCGTGTCTTCTTGCCGTGGCTTTTTGTTGTTCACCACCCGCCGCGAAGTATTCATCCAATACATAGATGGTCTTATCATCTTCTGAAATTGCAACCAATATAGCACACTGTGAATTGGGATGGTGTCCATGGTCGATTCCTATGGAAAACTTGTATTCACCCGTGGGGCATGGTGCATCACTGATATGGTCTTCTCCAAAGTGTTCAAAGATTATTCCATCCATGGGAACCCCAATATCCCAACTTCCTTCCAAGCGGGCCGCCCTATCTATGGAAAGATATGTGTCTGCAATGCGGTCCACGTCTGCTTGTAGCAAGAGAGGTTCCAATGGAGTCCCATCCAAATCTATGGGGGTGGTATTCTCCACGGTTAAAGGTGCATGTATATCTTTAACGCGCGGGGGCTTTGTTTCTGTTAGCTTCTTTAACCATGTTAAGTCACCTCCTCCAATGGGGGTCATAGTCATAAGCATTCTTCCTCGATTCCGAAGTAATCGAGCCGCAAGTTCTCCAAATAGCGCTTGGGGGCACGGTTCATCCACCCAGCAATAAGAAATTGTACCACTGGCCGCGCCTAGTGTTCCCTGATTGGCAGTCTTGAAGAACAACATGGAACCATTCTTTAATTTGAACCATGGATTTTTGGCACGGTATCCACGCCCTTCTTGGAACTCAGGCGAATCTTCCGCATATTCATTTTTTCCAATCAAGCTATGAATCTTGGCTTGAATAATCTTGGATTGTTCCCATGAATGAACAATCGCCCAAACGATGATTGGGGGTTTGATGTGGGATAAATCTTTGTATGGACTCCACCCCTTCATGTGATAGAGACATTCAGCGGCCCCCACATATGTTTTTCCTAGCTGATTGGCCGCGCGAAAAAGGGTTATGGGATGTTCCGATTCCAAAACACGCCGCTGGGGCAATGAAGGACGGAAATAATCTAGGGGGCATTCATCCACAAGATTCTTCAGTTCCTTGGCTTTCTTGGCGGCTTGAAGTAGTGCAATCATTTCGTTTTTAATCTCACTACATTGGAGTTATCTGTCATTAGCTCGTCCATCACTTGTTTCTTAAGCAGTGGGGGAAGAGATTGGATGGCATCCACGATTTCAATCTTCAATTGTTCCGGTGTGGCACCATGGGCTTCTTTGGTTGCATCTACAAAAGTACGAAGCTCATCATGAAGAGATAAGTGGAGCTTGTGAAGTGAACCCAAGGTGTGAATAACTTTTTCATCACGTGCGAATTGGATGTCGCCTTCTATCTCAAGAATTTTTCCAATACGGAATTTTATTGGGTCCGTGGGATAGGTGTGGGGATTCTTGGTTGCTTGTTCCTTCTTGGCGCGCTTCTTCTTCTCCACAAGTTCATTATCTCGATTGTACTTGTTCATCATGTAGGTGATGTTAGGAACGGAACACCCATACTTCTTAGCTATGGCGGTTCGTGTCATCTTCCCATCTAAGCATAGCTGGATAATCTCTTCACGTTGCTTTTGTGTAAGCTTGGCATTCTTGCCTTTTTTGATTTTGTCGCGTGTTGTCATGGTTTTATGGGCTTGTATTAAGGTTTGTTTTTGATGGATGGAGAGAAAATATGGTGGTCGTAAATAG